GCTGGCATCAGCATCATCAAGTCAAACCATCTACCAACTACAAACCGTTCTGCTGTAACTGGTGAGAACAACACATACCACGCTAACTACACAGACAGCGTTGGACTTGTCTTCAATAAGCAAGCTGTTGGTACAGTTAAGTTGATGGACTTGAAGATGGAACAGACAGGATCAGATGTACATGCACTATGGCAAGGTACATTCATGGTCGGATCTATGGCTCATGGTACTGGAGTTCTACGTCCAGACTGTGCTATCGAAATCTACTGGGCAACCAGCTAACTACCGTGGGGGCTATATGCCCCCTCTTTTCTTATGGGTCTTAACCTCACTTCAGAGCTAGAAGCAGTCAACAAAGTATTAAGGATGATGGGTGAAGCACCTGTTAACTCCTTGGCTGGTCAGTTCGGTCTTGCTAAACAAGCACACGACACACTAAAAGAAACAAGCAGAACAGTTCAATCAGAAGGGTGGTCATTTAATACTGACTACGAGAGAACTCTGACTCGTACTGCTGGTACTAATGAAATTGAATTGAGTTCAGATATAAGCAGAGTAAAGATTGATCCTTATGAATACCCAGATAATGAAGTAGTTCAAAGAGGATTGAAGTTATACGACAGAAGAAAGAATACTTCTGTCTTTGAAGAAGATCTAACAGCAGATGTAACTTACATTCTTAGTTGGACTGACCTACCTGAACACGCTCGTCAATTCATAATGACAAAGGCAGGTCGCACATTGCAGGAACAGATACTAGGTAGTGCAGATCTAGGTCAGATAAATATCACAGCAGAAGCAGAAGCTAAAGCATTGTTCATGGAAGAAGAGAACAATGCAGGAGATCACAATATGATTAGAGGTAATCCTAACCACACAGGAGTATTCAAGACTTATCAACCAAGTCGTACTGTTCTTAGATAGTCATGCCTTTAGTTACTTCTTCTATTCCAAACCTGATTAATGGAATAAGTCAGCAGCCACCTGCCTTAAGACTGTCATCTCAAGGGGAAGAACAAATCAACTGTATGCCTAGCCCAGTTGAAGGACTAAAGAAAAGATCTCCAATGAACCACATTGCAAAGGTGTGGCCTGATAGTGCAGGAACTAAAAGACCATTCGTTCATCTTGTCGATAGAGATGGAACTAGCCAGTGGATTGTTTATATACAAAATGGACAGATCAAAGTATGTGACTTAGATGGAACTGCTTATACATCAGCAAACGGTGGAATTGTGTCGCCTATTGTCACAGCACAAGGAACTGCAACTCAGACAGGTTCATACGCTCAAAGCAGTGGGACTTTAGTACAGGTAACAGCAAACAGTCATGGCTTAGTTGTCGGAGATTCTTTTACCATTAGCTTTGCATCCACAGAAAATGCTGCACCTGGAAGTTATATCGTTACGAATTTATATAGTGCTAATCAGTTTGGATATCAGTCAAGCACTACTGTTGTCGACTCAGGAACTTGTTACGTTACTAAGAATACATCCATCTCTGCTTCTTATGCTTACGCAAACACAACTCCCCCCACTAACCAGATAACATTAAATGGTCATGGTTTAAATGTTGGAGATCAATTCACTATAGGATTTCCTTCAGGAGAAACAGGAGCACCAGGTGTATTTGAAGTCAAAACAGTTGCAAGTGCTAACCAGTTTACTTATGAAGCTGCTGCTTATATTAATGACTCTGGAAACTGTCAAATATACAAACATGAAACTGAATACTTACGAGTAACAGGAGAGCCTTCAGAGAAATTTAGAGTTGCATCCATAGCCAACTTTACATTTATTGTTAATAGAGAGAAGACAGTAGCAATGTCAACAGAAACTTCTCCTGCTGGTTTAGTAGGGAAGTCAATGATATTTATTAAGGCAGCAAATTACGACACAACATATAAAGCAAAAATCAACTCAACAGAAGTTGAATTTAAAACAGAAGTAGCAGGAGGCAGAGTACTGCAAGCTTCATACAGCCAACCTTCAGGAGCTACTCATGTAGATGTAACCGCTAACTCTCATGGCCTAGTTGTTGGAGACAAAGTTGATATTGAATTTGCAGTAGGAGAAACAGCTATCAATGGTAAGTACACAATCACTCATGTCCCAAGTGCTAACCAGTTTAAATATGCTGCACCATCTGCTAACCCTGCTGTAGTTGATGCTGGGAACTGCACTGTCACATACGATCCAAAGCTTTCCACTGTAACTATTGCAGAAAAATTAGCAGCACAATTAAATGCAATCTCAGGTTTCACTGTTACTAATAACGAATACATTATCAACATTACAAAAGATACAAACGCTGATGATTACACAATAGAAAGTACAGACGATAGAACAGGAGAAGACACAAAAGCTATTAAAGGAATTGTCGATGATATGGATGACTTACCTATCATTGCTAAACATGGATTTATAGTCAAAGTACAAGGAAGTAAGGCGACAGAGATAGATGATTACTATGTAAAATTTAATTTAAACAATCCTGATTCAAGTCCTGATGGAGACTTTGGAGATGGTAAGTGGAAAGAGACAGTTGCACCAAGTATTCCTTACAAGTTTGATGCGTCCACGATGCCTCATGTCTTGGAAAGAAAAGTAGATACAAGTGGCAATATTACATTTGAATTTAGAAAGCATGATTGGACTGGAAGAATTGCAGGAGATGAAAGGACTGCACCTAATCCTAGTTTCATTAATACTGAGACTCCTATCAATATTGAAAACTTAAACCTATTTAGAAACCGATTAGTCTTCCTAGCTTCTGAAGCTGCAATTCTTTCTGCTGCTAATGAGTATGGAAGATTTTGGCCTGAGACTGTGCAAGCAGTTCCAGATAGCGATCCTATTGATTTAAGTACAGGTGGTACTTCTATTAACTATCTTGTTTCAAGTGTCGCCTTTGCTAACACCTTATTGCTATTCAGTAGGCATGGGCAGTTCAGGTTAGATGCTGGTATTAATGTCGGTTCTTCTATAACTCCCAAGTCAACAACTATCACATCCATGACAACCTTTGACATGGATAACTCAGTTGATCCGATAGCTGTTGGTCGTAACTTATATTTCCCTATACCCAAAGGTAGCTACTCAGGTGTCAGAGAGTTCTTCATGCCTGACTCAAGTGGTTCTGTTCCTTTATCAGAAGATATAACAGCCAGTGTTCCACGTTATATACCAACAAACCTATGTAGCTTTGTCGCTTCTATTTCAGAAGAAGCATTAGTTCTTGTAAGTAAAGACCAACCCAAGCGTTTATATCTATACAAATTCTTTTACGAAGATGATACGAAGCTTCAGTCTTCTTGGTCTTATTGGGAAGCTAGTGGTTCTAAAACAATACTAGGAGCAGGAATGATAGACAGTGATCTGTATGCTCTTGTCGAATACAGTGATGGAGTTTACCTAGAGCATGTAGTACTAAGACCTGAGAACGTAGATGTAGGAACAGATTTAGAGATATTACTAGACAGGAAAACAACAGAATCAGAGACAGGAATATCAACAACACTTATCAACCCTGGTGCATTAGGAGTTCAAACGACAATCACACTTCCATACCCAATAGCAGCAGGAGCACAGATGGTAGTAGTAGGAAGATATGAAGAAGGTAATACTGGAACTGTTACAAATACAGGCTCATACGCTCAAAGTAGTGGAACTTTAGTTCAGGTAACAGATAACTCTCATGGCTTAACAGTAGGAGATTCTTTTACCATTAGTTTCGCAGAGGGAGAAAACGCTGCACCTGGCAGTTATGTCGTTACAAATGTGTATAGTGCCAATCAATTCGGCTATCAATCAAGCACTACAGTTGTTGACGCAGGAACTTGTTATATCACCCAGAAGACAAAAGCCCTAAGACATGGACAAGTTATCGAACCACTATCTCAAACAAGTAACTCAATCACAGTACCTGGGGATTTAAAAACAGTTGTAAGAGGCAAGACACCACGGTACTTTATTGGTGAAAGATATGACATGACTTACGAGTTCAGTACTCCATATATAAAAGAACAACCAGCAGGAGGAGGTGTTGCATTAGCATCAGGGCCAAAACTACAGATGAGAACGTGGACTGTAATCTTTGATGAGTCGTCAGCTTTTGAGTTAAAGGTTACTCCTGCAAGTAGAGACACAAACACTTATCCATACAACGGAATCATCGTTGGTGAAGCTCCACCATCAATCGGAGATCCTTCAGTTCTTACAGGATCTTTCCGTGTCCCTGTGATGACTAGCAATATAGATACTAAGATAGTAATAAGTTCTACGAGTCCACTACCTTGTCGATTCCAATCAGCCGAATGGGAAGGGTTCTATCATACGAGAGCGAAAAGGACGTAGCCTATCAAAGACGTACAAAGTTAGAAGATATTAGAGCTATTGGTGAAAATATGAGAGAGGAGGATATAGCTGAGATTAGAGCACAATCAGGGTTAACACCTGTCGCTAGTTTGTTCTATTGTTTCTTTAAGAGTAACCCCTGCATGACTATGGTTAGCAGGCATGGACACCCGATGGGTATGTGGGGTGTCATACCTGAATCAGATACGTCTGGTCGTATATGGATGTTAGGTTGTCAGTCAATGTTAGATGATGAGCGTGATAAGCGTACGTTCTTAAGACGATCTAAGGTAGAACTAGACAAGATTATTCAGGAGTATCCTGTATTATTTAATGTAGTAGATGCTAGGAACGAAATTCATGTTAGATGGCTTCAATGGATGGGATTTACATTCATTAAAAAACACTCAGAATATGGGCCAGAAGGTCGTTTGTTCTATGAGTTCGTGAGGATTTAATTATGTGTGATCCTGTCATTATCTTAGGTACTCTCTCTGCTGGTCTGTCGATCATGCAGCAAAGAGCCGCTATCCAAGCACAAAATGCTCAGATAGATTTCGAGAACATGCAAGCACAGCAGCAATATGATCAACAAGTATTACAAGTAACAGCTAATAGGACAGGAGAAGAACAGCAAAAACTTTTACAAGAAGATCTCATAGCACAGACAACTGAATTAGCTAACACAGATTTCGCAAATCAGATTGCACAGATAAATCTAGGGTTGCAACAAGAACAAGCATTAGCAGGGCAGAAGAAACGAGAAGCACAAAGAGAATTTATAGAAGGTCGTGGAGAAGTATTAGCCTCTGGTCGTGTAGGAAATACAGTAAGTAGTTTGCTTGCTGATTATCGAAGACAGAAAGCAGCATTTGATTGGGCAACAGATAGAAACTTAGCCTTCTCAGGAGCGTCAGCTAAACAAGAGAAGAGAAGTTCTGCTGCACAAAGGGCTGCCAGAATAACTAGCCAACAACCATACTTAGAACGAATGTTCCTTGATCCTTTAAAACCAATGATGCGAGGTAAAGCTAGTGGTATTGGATTGGTTGGGTATCTCAGTGCTGGCTTGCAAGGTGCAACGACAGCATTGAATACAGAAGTTGGCCTTAAACAAGCTGGCTACGAAAGAAGCAGTGGATCATCCTGGGGTTGGTCAAGAGCTTAAACACACCTTTATGAAATTCTAATGGCTGTCAAAGGAACACAGGGGCAAACCCGATACGGAACCAAAGATCTTCAAGCTAAGAAGAGACTAGGTGGCCCTTCAATGGGAGGTAGCTCCTTAGCTATTGGAGAAGGACTGAACTTAAACACACCAACACTTCAACCTCAAGCCAAAGCTGCCAATACATTCTTTGCACCTACTGCACCTAGAGCACCAGGGGCAACAGCCGTTCCTCAAGGATCTACTGTCGCCAAACCAAGTCCTGATTTAGATAACCTTGCAACATCACTTAAAGGTTTAAATACTAATCTTCAAAACTTCACAAGTTCCTTCCTTGCTTTTGAACAACAAGAAAATCAACTAGCAGAGAAAAGAGCACAAGAAGTAGCAATCAAGTTAAGGGAGACAAATGGGAATGTAATGGGTAAATATAATGACCTTTTAAATAAAGCTGATAAAGATAGAACTAACGAAAAATTATCTATAGAAAAACAAACAGCAGCAAAGAAAAATTATGAACTCCTTAGATCAGTAGACCCAAGAGCCGCTAACTTTTTATCAAGAGCTTTGGAGTATCAACAAGGATTACAACTAGTCCTTAATGCTCCTAATTACATAAACAATTTAACGGATAAAAGTGGTGCAATTAGGATCCTAAAACCATACACAGATGATGGAAGTCCTAGTGAATTAGATATTGAATTAAACAATTATTATTCTCAAGGTGGTCTTAAATCTCCTGAAGTCTTGCTTGACTTAAGAGAAACAATGGTGAATACAAGTGCAAATATAAAGAGTCAGCAAGCTTCTAAATATGCAGCAAAGCAAGATGAAAGATTGTTGTCGGGATTGAATACAAACCTCAACAATATGATCTTACAAAGAAAGAATTTAGGTGCTGATTATAAAAGTGGTCGTGCATTAACAGGTGTATTAGATCAGGTTAGACACGCAGGAATGACGAATAAAACTTTAAACAAAGTTAACGAAGAACTCATACCAACATTAGCAAGTTATGCAATCGCTGTTTCTTTAAAACCTGACGGCACTCTTGACCAAGCAAAGTTTGCAGAAGTACAAGAGTTTCTTTATAAGGAACTTGCTGGTGCTAAGACTGGCCCTATTACACAAAAGAATAGACCTGGATTAGATACAAAACTAGGTACTAGCCCTGAGAAGCAATTTCAAATAGCCAGTGATGATAAAGCAAATGCAATGGATCTTAGTAATAAAAGAACAAATGCTAGAAAATGGATAGGAGAAGCTGACGCAGAGTTTAATAAGGCATTGAAAGAATTTAGTGATTCAGATGATGTCGCAATTCCTTTATCAGCAGAGGGAAATCAACCTTATACTTTTGAACTTGTTCCTGGTGATAAAACGACAGAAGTAACTATTGATGCAGACCTTAGATTATTGACAGATTGGTTCAATAAAAAGAATCAAGAATTAAATGGCCCTCATGCAACAGGAAATACTTTAGAACGTGAAACAAAAACAAAGCAGTTACAGGCCAGAATGGATTCCTTGAAGAAAGGAATGACTGCTGATCTTAATGAAGTAGCAGATACACTTGATGTTTTTGTTAGAAAAGTAGGAGTAAACCCCATCTTTAAAAAAGCTGAAATTAGAACAGCATTTAGAAATAACTTAATTAATAAAGAACAGGAAAGATATTTGATGGGTCTTGTTGATGCCGAGATAAGAACACAAGATACTCAATCACAAGAAATCATTACCAATTTTTATAAGCAAGCATCAGAAATTCTAGGTGAAGACGGAGCAGCAGGTGCAGGACTTTTATCTCCTCTTAGTGGATCAGCAGATGGGATAATGGATACAAATGAAACGATAGCTGCTAGACAATTATTGCAACCTGCAATGGATGAAACAAATCAAATCTTAGCAGATCAAACATTAAGTCACTCAGAGAAAATAACTAAGCTTGAAAAGTTATGGTCTGTATATAACAAAGACCTTAATGAACTTGTTAAGAAATCTGCTGACCAAAGGAAACTAAAACTAGAAGGAGACTTGGCTTTACATACAAGACTTGAAAATATAAATGCAGGCAATATAGAAATTAATACAGATGATATGACGTTCTCTAATAAAGAAAAGAATGTAACTATTAAACTAAAGGATGGAACTACTTATACACCATTACCTGACGGAGAATTATATGCGACAGATAATGAAGCATTTGTAAGAGCAGAAAATAATATTAAAGAATCAAATGAACACTATGAAAAATCTAAGAATTACTATGAACAATTAGTAAAAGATGGAAAGATAAAAGAAGGTGAACTTGTTATCAATCCCTACATAGAAGACGAAAGAAGACTTGCTTTAAGATATGGGTTTAGATATGCAAGAAAAGGCGAACTTATCGATCCTGCAAACTTAGACAGGATGAAAGAAGATATTGATTTATTAATTAAACAAGCAGAACAACTTAAAGATCCTGTAATCCAAAACAATTTACATTGGACATCTTTCTCATCTCCTTCTTATACAAGTCGTGGCACACCAATCCAAGATCTACAATCTTTACCAGCCACATTTACAGAGGATACAGATAAACAACAAATGGCATTAACAAATGCTACTGAGTTCTCAAGAGTAGAAGCTTCTCAAAGATTTAAAGGAATTGGTTTTGGAATTACAGGCTTCTCTGTTGGCAGAGAATTAGATCTTAATAACGAATATGTTTCAAATTGGACAGCCTTAAGAACGAAGGAACATTTTTACAAACAAGGATCAGGGATAGATCCTTCATTAAGACCAGGAGAGGCAACCCCCATAGGTGGTAGATCAGTTTTGTTTGGTGATACTCCTTGGCATATCATTGATAAAATTGGACATAAGAGAGGAAGAAAAGCTGACAATGCAATACTTAATTCAGATATAAGGCAACGTCCTCTTTATCAAAGATATGTATTTGCAGAACAAATTAACGCACTAGAAGCAAATGCACCTTGGATACCTTATTCACATGACTTAAATATTATTTTAGAGAAGGCAGGAGTAACACCTATTGATTTCTTTAGACAACAGTATTTCGTACATACAGGCAACACAATGCCAGCAGAACTAGAAGAAAGTATTACAAATAGATTGATACAAAAGATTGATGGTGTCGCTAATCCTTTATATAGAAAAGGTCTTACAAAGAAAGTACTTAACGACAAAGATCAAGCACTTATAAATAACAGAGAAGATGAAATATTAATTGCTGGTAGTTTAGAACCTGGAATGTTAGCTGACAATTATGACGGGAAAGGACTTAGCAAAAAAAAAGCTAACTTAAGAAATAAAATGCTTGAACTTATTCATTCAGTTGAATCAAGCATTGATAAAGATGGCAAAGGTTATGAAGCATTTAATCAAGGTGGAGCAGAGGGTGGTGATAAAGTTCTAGGTTTTAGTGGTACTTATGGGAAGCATCCTGCAAATAAAGGTAAGAAATTAGTAAACATGACAATTCAAGAAATCTTAGATATTCAAGACAGTGGATGGGACACAGAAAAGTATCCAATGACAAAGGAAGGATGGGATAAATGGTTTGCTTCTGGAGGTATTCATGTAGCAGGTAAATATCAATTAGAACGTAATACAATAAGAGATGCAATGAAATTGACAGGCATAAAACCTACAGAGAAATTCACCCCTGAGATACAAGACAGATTAGGGATGGCTATTCTTCTTAAATATGGGCCAACGAAATGGAATGGACTTGAAAGCAAAGGGAAAGTTGCTGATATGGAAAAACTTTTAAAAGAGTTCAACAAGCCTGAAGTGAAGGAACCTAGTACCATAGATACATCGTCAGGTTTAGCTTGAAATGGGACTTACATTTGTAACTAGAGAAGATGGTTCTACTGGCTATGAATATCTAAACGAAGAACAAACTCAAACCAGAGGTCTTAATGCTGGTATCCTTCCTTCCACTGAGATAGAAGATCCTAGTGGATTTCTTGGTCAGATCAATAGAACAGCAAGACGTACAGTTGAAGCAGATAAAGATGATAACTTTATTGTCGGTGGATTAAAAACAGTTCCACGGGTAATTCATAATGCAGCCGTTGGAACAATTCAAGAGACTAGCGACTCTGCTCGTTACCTTGGGGAAGCAATAGGAATAGCACCTAAAGGCACTTCTACAACTAAAGAAGAACCAGATAAACCAATCATAGGATTAGGAGGGTGGAAACCTATAAGGGCTGATAACAGTGAAGCAGCCTTAAGAGGTGTAGAAAATTTAGGTACAGGTATTACGCAATTTGCAATGGAATGGATTGCACTTTCTAAAGTATTGAAAGGTGCAAACTTATCATTAAAGGCAAGTAAATTCCCTCTTGCAGCAAAGGCAGGAGAAAAATTCTCACAGATTGCTAAAGCCAATCCAGGCAGATTAGTAGGAGTTAAATCGACAAGAGCACTTAAACCTGTTGTCGGAACAAAAGGGGCAAAGATTATAGGTGGTGTTGCAGGAGGTGCTGCTGCTACTGGTTATGAAGCTGTTACTCAATTTAGAGGTATGGCAGTTGATTCCCTTGGTCTTGATCCTTGGGATGGCAACCTTATTACGATGGCCTCCAACACAAAACTTGGAGGATGGATTGAAGATGTTCCTGCTTTTAGAGAACTTATAATTAACCCTGACGATACAGAGACAGAGAGAAGAGCTAAACACGCAGGAGAAGGTATTCTTATAGATCTTTTATTTGGAGGTGCATTAAAAACTGTTGCTAACTCTGTTAATGCTACAAATTTAGCTGTCGGTGTTGCAAAGGCTAAAGGTTATGCAAAACAGTTAGAAGAAGCAGTCATAAAGTTTGGTGTTGATAGTCCAGAAGCTATTGCAATTAGAGAAAAAATTGTTAATCAGGGAGATCAATTAGCAAAGAATCCTCTTATTAAATACTTAGAAGGACAGAAATACCAAGCTCCAGAAGTTCCCCTTTCTATTGCACTAAAGAACGCAGACAAGAATCAACCATTAGCTTTGTTCTTAAGAACTGCTCCTTTTGAAGATCAAGCTCATATAGCTATTGGAAGATTAGAAGAAGCTCTATCTAAATTTGCAGACCCACAAGGAAGAGGCCCACAAAGAAGAGCAGTTGATACTGTTGGTGACTTTGTTAACTTATTAAATCTTGCAAGAGTAGTAACAGAAGAAGGAGTACAAAAAGCTCTAAGAGATGTTAATGATTTGTTTTTACCAGCAGGTCAGAAAGCTGAAAGGAAACTCCTAATAGGAGTAGAAGGATATAAGAAGAGAATGGATGGGCAGAAGATTGCCGACAATTTATATTATTCACAAGGACTAGGAACAAAATCCTCTCCTGCACCTGAAGTTCCTGCACCTGTTGAAACGAAAGTACCTGTCGAAGAAACTGTTCCTACTACTAGACCAGATGGAGGAGAAGGTTATACAACACAACAATTAACAAATGACCTTACACAATTAAGATCAGATCTAAAAGCTTTAGGTGCTGCACCTGCTGAACCACCTAAAGGTAAAAAGATTGTCAATGGTAAGCAAACACCTGAATATAAAAAGTTCAACGCTTGGAGACAGAAAGCAAACAAGATCCAAAAACAAATTGATGCTCTTGAATCTCAAGTTAAGGAATCAGCAGATTATCGAGTAGAAGAACCATTACCTGAAACTAGATTAACGGAAGAACAGTTTCAAACAAAGACAGAAAGTACAGGTAAAGAATGGGAAAGAACAGGTAAAGAATGGGAAGAGTATGAGCAAGGAAGAAAGCCTGGACAAACGTGGGAAGACTATGGAACTCTTGGCGATATTAATGATCGTACAGTTAGAGGTTTCGACAAGATAAAAAGATACCTTGTCGGTGATTGGAAGACAATGAAGATATTAAAAGGATCAGAGAAAAGCCCTGCTGCACAGGCAGAGATAGAATCTGTCGTTAAATTTATGGAGACAATAGGTACAGAGTTCTTTAACGATGTAAGCCTATCTGTTAGGACAAATATGAGTGCAAAAGGAGAATTTAATTTCTTAAATAGATTAGTTAAAATTAGAAAAGATACTTTATTACCTAACAAACTAGGTAATTTAGAATTTCAACAGACAGCTATTCACGAATTTTGGCACACACTTTCTCGCTACTTACCAGAGAAACGTGTTAAACAATTAATAAGACAATTCAAACTTGAGAAAGCACAATACAAAGCCAGCTTAAATGCTGAACAACTAGCAGATTTTAATGCTGGTAAATATGATCGACTTGATTACAGGTATAAAAACATTGATGAATATTTTGTAGAATCAATGTTAGATGCTTGGTGGAATTATAAAAAGGGAGCCGCAGCCCAAGGTGAAGGAGAATTAGCAGGACTAGCTGGAAGTGTCGTTAAATATTTCAACCATATATGGACAAGTATTAGTGCAGAAGTAGGGCTAGGAAGTTCTAAGGAAATCTTTAATGACTTTATGAATAAGAGATATAAAGGTATGCAAAGAACTACAAAGCTTTCTTCAACTCCTTATGCCAAATATATGGATGAGGCAGCAGATGGATCTAAAGCAGAACTACCTGACTTCTCAAAGAGAGATGAAGCAATAGACGCTGATCCCAACAGACCAGGAGAAACAGGCCCAGAGGTAAATGTAGGAGAAGCAGAAAGAATTTTAGGAAACTATGCAGATAGTCTTAAAGCTGCAAACGCAGGAGATGAAAGTTTACTATCGGCTGTTGGCTATGCCGTCCAAGATGTTATTAACGTCAGAAGTGCAGGTAGAAACAAGACTCAATACGTTAAAGCAGGAGCAGAATCAATCAGGTTTATGAAAGCAATATCAGATTTCAGATCAAGAGCACATAGTAAAGGTGTACCAAACATAGACATGAGGGCATTACAAACTGCTCTTCTAGAGAAAGCTCATAGAGATGGAATTAACATAAAACAAGTAGAAGAGAACAGCAAAATACTTCTTTATGCAGCAAGAAATGTAGAAGAATTTGCTGGTAGGATCTTTGACCTCAGATTAACTGTCGGAGAAACATCAAGACAGGCAGGAATAAAAGCTGCAAATGTTTTAAATGCAATGAATAACGGTCAAATTAACTGGAATAAGGCTGTCTCAGAGATGGAATATACAACTCAAGTTGCTCTGAAATACATCAGGTTTTATCAAGATATAAATAAAAGTATGGGGCAACAATTCAAGCTCCTTCAAATGCAAGTAGGAGATACAAGCAAGATTGATTTCACTGACAAACCTGTTGACTTACCAATCTTTAAACAAGATTTAGATGAAGCATTTATGATGTTTGAAGAAGGTGAAGTAGGTGCAGGCCTTGAAGAAATCTTTGGTGATGACGTAATCACAGCACTTAAAACAGGCAAATGGCCTGCTGGCACTAAATCACAAGTAGCTGAAATAGCAGATGCGATTGCTACATCAACAAGACCTGACGGCCCAGGTATTGCATCTATTAACAAGATTACAAAAGGGCCAAATATAGGTGAAGCAGCAGAGATTAATGCAAATAGAAAATGGACTGAAAGTACAAAAGGAAAAGAAGAAGATCTAACAAAGTTAACTCCAATGGAGAAACTAGATTTATTTATAAGAAGTGTCGCTACTTGGAAAACAAGTTCAATCCTTAGTGCTGGTACTACTTATGCAGTACAGGCAGCCGTTCCTTATACAAGAGCGTTGATGGAACCAGCAGTGGATTTATTTAACCACTCAGTTTTGACTTCACGCAATATTGATGGAAGGAAAGTATTAATGCCGTTTGATGCAGAAGCTTTTAGTGCAAGACTTCCTATTACTTACACATGGTATAAACAATTATTCCTCCAACATCAGTCAGCTTTAAGATTAGCTAGAGATGCTTTTAGAGATGGACATACATACTTTGATGCTTATAGACATCCAGGTAGTTTTGACTTGAATGACAATTCTAGTATTGCAGCAGCAGTTAGAAATGCAGAAGGTAAAGGTATAAAGCTAGATCCAAAGCAAGGTGCGTACGACTTAAATCAAGCTAACTTTGCAAGAGCAATGACAAGCAATCCTTCCATGATTGTTATTAGTGACATGACATGGAAGCTTGGAACATTTGATTTAAGAGCACAATCTGCTATTGAAACATTCCAGAAATCATTAGTCGGTAATAGTTATTTAACAGCAATCGGAGTAGGAGAAGGATTAGAACAAGCTCAAAAAGAAGGACTTAGAGGTTTAGACAAATGGGCTTATGCAGAAGAATGGGCTAAAGCAAAGGTAGATTTCTTTACCCATGATGCAATCGTTAATGGTAGAACAGTTCCAGATGCTATTAATTCTCATCCAGCAGCGTTAAAAGTTGGTCGGATGCTTACATTTACAGATGATATTAAAGCAAGAATGGAACATAGATCTTTCTCCTTTGGACAAGAACTAGCTAGACAATCAGGTATTGATCCTAATAACTTTGATGAGATAAATAAATTTGCTCAAAGATATATAGAAGGTACAAATGATATGGCAGAAGGATGGCAGTACGGTCTTAATAAAAGTAGATTTTCTAAATCTTTAAGAGGTGGTGATACAACAATACCAAAAGCAGGAGACACTACACCAGCACTAACAGGAGCATGGTCATTCCTTCCTTCTATATGGGCTAAGTTACAAAGACAAAGGATGGGTGGATTAGCAACAATGGTTCAACCATTTACTAGATCTCCTGCTGACATAATGAAACAAGCAGCAAGGACTATTCCAGGTTTAAATCTTACTGTCGATACTTTCTATAGAGATGTTTTTGATGAATCTAGTTTCTTTTCTAATCATTGGAAAGGAGAAGTAGCAACTTCCTTGGTAGCAGGTACTGTGCTTTGGAGCTTGTTCCAAGACGACAATATTCAAGTAACAGGGTCAGGCCCATTAAATAATGAAAGTAGAACCCTTTGGACTGGAATGAATATGCGTCCAATGTCAATTAGACATAAATACAAGGACGAGAATGGAGTTGAAAGATGGTCTGAATGGTTGTCTTACAGAGCATACGAACCAGTCGCAACCCTATGGAGAACTGCTGCTGACATCATAGATTTGACTAGCTCCATGACCTATGAAGATCAGGAAACAGTTAAAGGTCTTTGGGCTTTTAATGTGGCAGGAGAAGTAATAAAAGGAAATTTACAATCTACTTACTACCAAGGAATCTTAGATTTCATGGATGACTTCGTTGCACCATTGACAGGTATAGGTAACTGGGGTAAAGCAATGCCACAACCAGGAGAAGGAGGTGGTTGGCTTGATCCAAGATTAATTAGATACTTCAACAAACAAATAATTTCTTCTGGCCCACACAGTTCAAGGGTAAGAGCCATAACACAAATGATTGATCCTGTTAAACGAGTAAGTCCAGGTGTAAAGGTAGGACAAAAGATTGTTGATCCTAATGTTGGAAGAGGTGAAGCAGGTTGGGAGTGGAGCTATGAAGGAGATAGTGAACAGATTGGTGGTACTTATCCTTACAAGAACAAGTTTGGATTAGTTTTTGTCGATAAATTTATGAATGATATTAAGCAGAACACACCGTTCTGGTCTAAGACTCTTCCAGTTAGAAGAAACTGGGTAACAGGAGATCCTTTATATAACCCTGGTTTCTTACATGACGATCAAATGCCACTAGATGATGAGCCTTGGTTATCTCAACTCACTCATGCGTTTGTCCTTACACACTTACCAATAGCTTATTCTGCAATACCATTTGCAGGAGCATTACCACAAGTAACAGGAAGAACAGGACACAATGAAATAGCAGAAAGAAATCATGTGACTCGTGAGTTAATGAGACTAAGAGGATTCGGAACTAAATATGCACAACCTAGACCAGATGAATTACAAGAAGGAGTAACACTATCTAATGATGCTTACAATCAATACTTGACCTACATCAATAGGACTCCAGACCCAATAACAGGTTTAACTCTTTCAGAAGAATTATTCCAAATGATGAACTCTGACAACTACCTAAATCAAGACCCTGACAGGATAGGAGATGAATACCTTGGATCAGCAAGACAGAACTTATTAGAACCTATATTTTTAAAATTCAAGCAAAGAGGTAAATGGTTATTCTTTAATGATCCTACAAACGTACATGCACTAGAAGTACTAGAGAAGAGAGCAGAAGAACTTAAAGTTAAAGGTGATAGAGACTTCTCTGTGAAGTTTGGCGTACCACAGACACCAAGGAAAGATATAAAGGCAGGTTCCAAAAAGAGGGTTAGTGCGACAGAATATATACAATCAGTACAATGACCAGTAAACGGAAGCCATGAGTTACACAGCATCGTACATAGTCAATTCTTCGTCAGCACAGGGTACTACTGACTTTACCTTCACCTTCCCTTATATCAAGGAAGCTCACCTAGAGGTTTACCTTAATTACAACAAGATCAATCAAGGGACAGCTTCAGGAGAATATCAAGTAATAACTAACGTATCTCCTAAACTTATACGACTTAATACAGGACTAGCATCAGCAAACTTAAGAGTAGAAGTAAGAAGAAACTCATCACTAGGAACTCCTCTTGTCGATTATGCAGATGGTTCAACCCTTACTGCTAATGACTTAGATACAAGTGCATTACAGAGTTTATATATAGACCAAGAGCTAAAAGATAACCAAGGCAAAACAGTCAGTGTTGATGAAGATACAGGTCTTCCTTCATTAGGTGAATCTGGTACAAATCTTCGATTAACTAATGTCGCTGACCCAACAGCAGCACAAGATGCAGCAACTAAGAACTATGTAGACACAAAGCAATTTGCTTCTGCTCAGATTGTAGATGGAACAATTGTTAATACAGACGTAAACGCAAGTGCAGCCATAGCTGGAACAAAGATAAGTCCTAACTTTGGATCTCAGAATATAGTTACGTCAGGAACAGTTGATGGTAGAGATGTATCTAACGATGGAATCAAGCTAGATAGTATTGAAACTGGTGCTACAGCAGATCAAACAAATGCAGAGATAAGAACAGCCGTTGAAGCAGCTAGTGATTCAAATGTATTTACTGACGCAGATCATTCAAAGCTAAACGCTATAGAAGCAGGTGCAACGGCTGACCAGACTAACGCAGAGATAAGAACAGCAGTAGAAGCAGCAACAGATTCTAATGTCTTTACAGATGCTGACCACAGTAAATTAAATGCAATAGAAGCTAGTGCTACAGCAGATCAAACTTCTGGTGAAATCAAAACACTATTACAATCTGACAAATTAACTGCTAGTGAAATAGCAGACGGGACAATTACTTCTACTCAAATAGCAACAGGTGCATTAGATGGAAGGTATTACACAGAAACAGAATCTGACGCTAGATATTTCAATGTAAGTACTGGTGACACTATTAAAGATGGTGATACCTTCCCAGATAATGACACAACAATAGCTACAACTGCTGCTATCAATGACAGGATTATTGATCTTGTCGATGATGTCGGTGGCTTTGTACCAATAGCAAATGAAACTAGCTTTCCTAATGCTAATCCTGACGTTAATAACGGTACAGGTACTATTGTTAGTATTGGTTCATTAGCTGGTAACTTAACTTCAAACGGTAGTGGTGTAATAACTATTGCAAATGGAACTGTAGGAAACTCTACAGTGACTATTAATGGAGCAGCTAATAGCACAACTTATAGTGCTGGCTATGGTTTATTAGTTGAGACTACTTCTACACTTAATACTTATACCTTCCATAGGTTGTCGTCTAAAGCTACTGAGGTTTCAACCGTAGCTGGCAATATATCTAATATTAATGCTGTTGCTAATAACACTAGTAATATCAATAGTGCAGTAAGTAACGCTTCAAATATAAACAGTGCTGTAAGCAATGCTTCTAATATTAATTCAGCAGTAAGTAACGCATCAAATATAACTACAGTTGCTGGTAATAATTCCAACATCAATACAGTAGCTGCAGCTAATAGCAATATTTCTACAGTTGCAGGATCTATTTCTAACGTAAATAATGTTGGAGGATCAATAGCAAATGTAAATACAGTAGCTACTAATATTTCTAATGTTAATGACTTCTCTGATAAGTACCGTGTAGCAAGTTCAGCACCAAGTAGTAATAACGATACAGGTGATCTTTACTTTGATACAAGTTCTAATGAGCTAAGAGTATATAACGGATCATCATGGCAAGGTGGTGTAACAGCTACTGGTAACTTAGCTGGATTAGGAGCTAATACGTTTACGGGTAATCAGAGTCTTGGAGATAA